TACTCAAGCACCTGAATGGGTACGAGAGTTGCGTAAAACAAATCGGGAACTGCAACGCCAGAACCGTGAACTGCAAAGCAAGCTACAAACTGCACCAACTGAGCCTAATCCAGTGGTTGTAGGTACAAAGCCAAAGCTAGAGGATCATGACTATGACGCTGATAAGTACGAGGAAGCTCTGACAAATTGGTTTGAACGTAAACGTCAAGCCGATGACATCAACGCCAAGCAAGAGGCTGAAGTTATGACTCAGCAGAAAGCATGGCAAGCTAAGTTAGATGGTTATGGTAAAGCGAAAGCTGAACTGCGAGTAAGGGATTATGAGGATGCTGAATCAGCAGTCCAAGAACTCTTTTCAACCACCCAACAAGGCGTTATGCTTCAAGGTGCAGATAATCCTGCGCTGGTTGTTTACGCACTCGGTAAGAACCCATCTAAGGCTAAAGAGTTAGCTGAAATCAAAGACCCCGTAAAGTTTGCTTTTGCGGTTGCAAAACTGGAGAAAGAATTGAAAGTGACCAATCGCACAGCAGCACCTTCACCAGAACGTATCGTGTCAGGAACAGGGCGATCATCTGGTGCAGTGGACTCAACCCTTGAACGGCTGAGAGATGAAGCGGCTAGAACAGGCAACATGACTAAAATCATTGCCTACAAAGCGCAGAAACGATCAGCTACAAAATAAATTTTAGGAGCATATTATGAGCAATTCCTTCAGTAAAGAGGAACGTGTAGCATTTGAGGACATCCTTGAAGGCTTTAACGATGCCTTAGTTTTATCACGTAACGTATCTATCTATAACACAGACAGTTCTATGATGGAACGTACTAACAACGTTATCTATCGCCCACAACCATATATTGCACAATCTTATGATGGTATGGATCAAACAGGTAACTTCACTGCTTACACACAACTTTCAGTACCAGCGACACTTGGCTTTCAAAAGTCAGTACCGTTTATCTTGGATGCTTTAGAGTTACGTGACGCATTACAAGAAGGTCGTTTAGGTGAAGCTGCTAAACAAAAATTAGCATCTGACATCAACCTTGCGATTATGAACGTAGCTGCAACACAAGGTTCTTTAGTGGTTACTGTTAGCACTGCTGCTGGTGACTATGATGACATCGCTTTATGCGACAGCATCATGAACGAGCAAGGTGTTCAATCATTTGACCGCTACTTAGCTTTGTCTAGCCGTGACTATAATGGTCTTGCTGGTAACATTGCTGGTGGTGCAGGTGGTGCTTCTGTTAGCCGTAGTTTCGCTGGCAACAAATCAAACAATGCGTTTGAGCGTAGTTATGTAGGTCAAGTTGCAGGTTTTGATACATACAAACTTGATTATGCTAACCGTTTGACTGGTGCTACTGGTGCTGACCCTACTATGTCAACATTAGCTGCTGCTGGTAACTTCTACGTGCCACAAGCTACACAAACTGCTGTAACTGGCGAAACACAAAACGTTGATAACCGTTTCCAAACAATCACTGTTTCAAGCACTACTGACTTACCAGTTGGTACTGCACTTGAAATTCAAGGTGTGGAAGCTGTGCATCACATTACTAAACAAGGTACTGGTTTTTCTAAAACCTTCCGTGTTGTTTCAGTAACCAACGGTACTACTTGCGTTATTACACCTCCAATCATCTCTGCTCAAGGCGGAACTGATGCTGAGTTGCAATATCAAAATTGTATCGTAACTGCTGCTGCTGGCCGTACAATCAATCGCTTGAATACTACTACTGCACCTGTAAATGCTTTCTGGCAAAAAGATGCTTTAGAGATTCTGCCTGGTCGTTATTCAGTTCCTTCTGACGCTGGTGTTGCAGTAATGCGTGCATCAACTGATCAAGGTATTGAATTGGTTATGCAAAAACAATACGATGTTAATACTATGAAAACTAAATACCGTTTAGATACATTATTTGGTGTAGTAAACAAACAGCCTGAAATGTCTGGCATCTTGTTATTTAACCAAGTTTAATTAGGAGCAATACCATGAGCTATAACATTGTTTTTAATCAAGGCACAGCAACCGTAACAGTTCCTGCTGCTGAATCAATCGCTGTTCAATCTTACTCAGCAACTAGCGTGTTTAATGAAGTTGGTTTCCCTAACTTCCCTGAAGCACAAGACTTGTTGGGTGTAGTTGAAAACACAACCACAGTATTTGGCCCATACGCTGCTGGTGCTACCATCGTTATTCAAGCTGGTGCATCTGGTGCTGCTTATGCTGTTGGTACAAGCCCTGTTGTTTCTGACAGTGGTAAGTATCAAACACAAGCTGCGCCTACAGCGTTAAATGCTACAGGCACATTGACTGCTGCTGCGATCCTTTCAGGTATCGTATCATCAACCTCTGCTGCTGCTGTAGTGGCTACGCTTGATACTGGTGCAATAGTAGAAGCAGCGAGTGAGTTTGCCATTGGCGATTCATTCGACTGGTCTGTTATTAACACTGGCCCTAGCACATTCACTGTAACGGCTGCTGCAACTGGCCATACAATCGTTGGTGTTGGTGCTGTGGCAACTGTAACATCTGCCATCTGGCGCACTCGTAAGACTGCTGCGGATACTTTCGTATCTTACCGTTTGTCTTAATGTAACAAAACAGGCTGGTGGTTATCTGCTGGCCTGTTCTTTTTGGAGTATATTATGCCGATGTCAAAAGGTTATTCTAAGAAAACAATATCTAAAAACATTTCAACTGAAATGAAATCTGGTAAGCCACAAAAGCAAGCTATCGCTATATCATTGAGTGTAGCAAGCAAAGCCGCTAAAGCTGCCGGTAAACCTAGCAAAGCACCAAAAAAGAAATGATTAAATCAGCCGCTATTATTAAAGATAAAGCTCTCGCACCATGGAAAGAGTTACGTCTGCAAAAGAAACGTACTAAGAAACAGGCAACCTTAGAACGTAGGGCAACTAAAGTACATAGACCTTCGCCTATTGGTTACGTTAAAGAAGTATTAAATGAAGTACCAGACATTGAATTAAATGAATTAACCCGTGAGGAAATGCTACAACAATCTGATAAAATAGGTTTAGTAGTAAACAAACACTGGTCAAACGCCACATTACTTAAGCATATTAACGATGCTATGGGGATATAATGGGATACACGAAAAGACAATTTATAAGTGCTGCGCTAGAGGAAATCGGTCTAGCATCTTATGTCTTTGATATGCAACCAGAGCAACTAGAATCTGCCTTACGCAGACTAGACGCTATGATGGCTGACTGGAACGCTAAAGGGATTAGGCTTGCTTATCCTTTACCTTCTAGCCCACAAGATAGTGACCTCGATGAGGAAACTAATGTACCCGACTCAGCTTATGAAGCGATTATTTGTAGCTTAGGCATCCGTCTAGCACCAAGTTATGGCAAAACAGTAATGATTGAAACTAAGACCACTGCAAAACAAGGTTATGACATATTGCTACAACGTGCAACATTCCCACTTGAACAACAACTACCAGCAACAATGCCAGCAGGTTCAGGTAACAAGCCGTGGAGAGTATATGACGATCCATTTATTAGACCGCCATATAATCCAGTTGATGCTGGCCCAGATGGCCCAATTGAATTTTAAGGATTATCATGCCAACCATTAATCAATTACCAGTTTTAAATACAATCTCAAGTGGTGACCAGTTACCTGTTTACTCACCAAACAATGGCGATGCACGTAGAACATCTATCGGTAGCTTGCTGACATACTTTCAGCAGACATTTGCATCACCTACGCTATCAACTAACTTATATGTACCAGCGACTGGTTTTAATATCACAGTCCCTACACCAGTAAGTAATGACCAATGGATGCTACTACAACCTGCTGGAACGCTTGCTGCTGGAACTATTACATTACCGCTAAACACTGGTGTGCCTGATGGTACTACTGTGCTTATAACAACCACACAAGAGATAACATCATTGACGATTGCGTTAAATGGTGCGACTGCTATTTTTGGCGGTGTTACTTCATTATCTGCAGGAACAGCTACAGCGATTAGATTCTATCAATCTACTAACTCATGGTATCAAATCAATGCTGAAACAGTTTACGCTGCTAACATACAAACATTTTTAGCGACACCATCTAGTGCAAACTTACGTGCTGCAATGACTGATGAAACAGGCACAGGCTTATTGGTATTTAATACAAGCCCAACCCTTGTAACACCTATCTTAGGCACACCAACAAGTGGCATATTGACTAACTGTACTGGTTTGCCAGTAGCAACAGGTGTTAGTGGATTGGGGGCTAACGTAGCAACATTCTTAACAACGCCATCAAGTGCAAATCTAGCATCTGCAGTAACTGATGAAACAGGTTCTGGCGCATTGGTATTTGGTACAGCTCCGACAATAACATCACCGGTATTGGTAACACCTGCATTAGGAACACCAGCATCAGGTGTGCTTACAAGTTGTACTGGCTTACCTATTGCGACTGGTGTGTCTGGTCTTGCTGCTAACGTAGCAACTTTCCTAGCTACTCCATCATCTGCTAACCTTGCTGCAGCCCTTACAGATGAAACAGGCACTGGCTCTGCTGTATTTGCTACTGGCCCAACATTTAACAACATCAATGGTTCAGTTCAGGCATTAGGTGGCCCAGGCGCAGTTAATTTAACAACATATACAACTGCTTTCACATCAACGGCTGCTGGCAATGCTTTAACTCTTGCTGATGGCGCACAAGGTCAGATTAAGAACATAGTTTATGTAGCTGAAGCGGCTGGTGGTGATACTGGTGTTTTAACTCCAACAAACTTAGGTGCTGGCACGACCATTACATTCAATGCTGTGGGTGATAGCTGTCAATTACAATTCATTGGCACTGACTGGTGGGCAATATCACTTAGAGGCGCAGTGTTAGCTTAGGAGAGCATTATGCGGTTTTTGCCAAACGGAAAACCAAGC